GTGCTATCGACTAATTTATTTGATGTAGTTGCAGAAGTAGTACCTCTATCAAGTTCATCAAGCTTTTGTTCTTTTTGAATTGTATATCTTAAATAAGCATTAGTTCTTGAATTATGTAAACCTGTAAATATATACAACTGTAACTTAACAGAATTCAAATCTGCGTTTTTTACTTTCAAATAGAAAGGACTTCTTGTGTTTATAATTGTTGACATATTATTTGACTATTTTTTCAAATGTTTGACCTGATTTATTGTAACCTAACATTTTCATGAATTCATCTAAATTTTCATTTAAGTCTTGTAAAATATTAGGACTTATTTCGATTATATCGTCTATTTGTTTATTAACTAATTCAGTTAAAAAAGGTACTGGTTTTATACCTTCTCTATTTATTTTTTGTGCAATTAAATTAGCAACTCTGTTTTTATTTTTTATAGAATCAAGAGTAACAGGTTTCCTGTTTATCCAACTTACAATATCATTTACTTTTACGTTTGTACCAGCTTTTGTACCTTCATCAATTTTTTCCCCATAACTGTTACCTGTAATATTAAACTGAAAAAAATCACCACCTCTTACAACTTTTTTATTTAACTTAATACTTTCTCTAAGATTACCAGAAGAATTCAACGGTGCTGTAATAGTTCTGCCAGATTTGTATGTTCTGTTAAAAGGTTTGTTAATTCTTGCTTGTGCTAGTCTAATTAATTTTTGTGAGTAATTAGTTAAGAATATTTCTGTATTTTTTAATTTGAAACTCATTAGCAAGCAGTTTGACCATTAGAATTAATATCTGATATTTGATTGTTTGGAACAATGACATCTAACGTCAAAGACCATCCAGCAAGTAAGTTCTCAAATCTATCTTCAAACATTTGTGCTTCAAAATCTGAGTCTATTTGAAATAATTCACTATACAGTTCACCACGTCTCAGGGCACTCTGCAATCCGTTGACAACAAAAAACATAGTATTTAATATATCTTGCTTGTTATTTATATCATGAAAATAATTATTCTGTTCTTTTAAGTCTTCATTAGTTTCTGATACAACATCCATACATATTACTTGCATATTAAATCGAACAACATGCTCTTGAAAAGTACAACTGTTTACAACAATATGGGCTAATGGAAATATAGTTTGTTTTGATAAGTCAACTTCAAATATATCTCCAAATGTAACCGAATTAATATTACTGTTTCCTTGTAGATATGTTTTTAATTTATCTAATATATCGTAAAATGTTGTCATCTTTTATAAGCTTTATTTATTTCATCTTGCTCTATCTGTATTTTTTCTTTTTCAAATGATAAATAATTTAGACATTCGAAAAGTGGTAGTTTTGTAACATTTTCGATTTCAAGTACATTTCCTTTAGCGAGTGCATAAATTGATTGATACCATCCCCATTTTTTGCCAAATGAGTCTCTAGCATTTGCAAATTCTCTTTCGTTAGATTCTTTGGTATATATTTCGGTATAGCTGTCAACAACAGTTTCCCTAAATCGCAAAAAAAAAGCATTGAACTCAAAACTACATCCATAGGCATTCCCTTCATAATATTTTGTATTTCTTCTTTGCCCTCGTATGGTGATATTGTGTATTTATCACCTAACTTAAAATTGACTGGCCTATATAAAACAGACATAGCTATGTGCATTTTAGACCAATCATGAATATTTGTTTCTATGTCAATATATTCTCCAATAGACATATCGTCTAGTTTCGGTATGAAGCCCATGTCAACACCTTCAAATTTAAACCTAGTGATTAATTTTGGTTTCTCAGAAAAGGCATTATTCAGTATTTCTAAAACTTTGTTAAAACCACGTAATGAAATCTTATCTACTTCTGCAAGGCTTATGTTGCAAAATATTTCAACGAGCTTCATATTTAAAAAGTTTGTTAGCTCATCAGTTTGTTCTGCGTCCTTATGAGCATCCATGACTTTCATATACTTTTGGTACTGCTCAAGTGTTATATCATTTAACGTTTGAGGTACTTCTAATTCTATAAATTTCTTAGCCATATTATAATTAATAATTATTGTTTATATTGTATCTAACTTATCCCACCTGCTTATATGTCAGATTAATAGTATTATATATATTTAGTATTACACCATGTAATATATTACACTATGTATTATATTACACTATGTAATATATATATAATATATATATACTGACTATATGTCATTTGGAATATTTTCTATAATAGTATAGATAGATTTCATATACCTTATCACTCCAATCTTTACGGCCATAAGTCTTAGGACTTCTAATTATATTACCATTGTTATTGACTTCAACAAAGTATTGACTAGCGTCTCTTGGCACAGCGTAAACCTTTATGCCATTTTTTATACACCAAGATATTGCATCGTATTTTTCCATACTATTGAATTGCCTAAGGTATTGAATTTATTGATAACTGCAAACTGTCAGGTGCAAAGTATTGTTTGTATAGAGAGTTGAGTAATATCCAATATAGTTGGCCGTTTGCACAGACACCCTATATTTAAGGCCATATAAGGCTATTTATATTATTTATGGGCCAATACCATTAAACTGAATTTAAGGGCCGTTAAATTGAAGCTAATAGGCCTTAAAATTGATGTTTCTTTGTATTTATAGGCCGTAAAATAAAAAAACCCCATTTAATTAATCTTTTTCAACTGATTATCAACAATTTAAATTTTTTAGGCCATGATTATAAAATTAATAAAAGGCTATATAAGATTAATATAAATTAATTAATAATGCATCATAACTTTAATTATGTTAAATTATATAGACATAAAAAAAAGGGCCGAAGCCCTTTAGATAAATTAACTATTTAAATCATAATGTTTCTATAAATTTAAATCTTAACTTTCCTGCAAATTTTGAACAACCACCCTCCCTGCCATCATATTCCACAGTTTGAAAATAATACCAATTTCTAATTTCATTGATTTGATATTTTTCCGATTTAGTCTGTGGAATTAATTTATAACCTTTTGTTTTTTTGTTTTCGTCTTTTATAAATTCTATTTTCATTGTTTTATTATTTAAGTTCTTTAGGTTTTCGTTTTTTATACTCTTTTGTTTTATTATTAAACCAACTTTGCTTAATTATTTTGCCATCAATTAAGACACAAAAGGAAGACCAATCTCCAAATGTTTTTCTAGTTTGTTTAATGGTGCAAAAGTGATTTGAATTTCTGGAACTTGAGCCCACAAGCATTCTAATTTCTGAGTGTTCTCTTACTCCATAAGATTTATTTTGGCTTTTATAAGCACAGGAATTTATTACATTCCAAATAGGGTATTGTTTCATAATTTTGATTTTAAATATATTGTGTGATTTTCTGAACCATCAGCATTTAAAAAGGTTCTTTTGATTATGCCGTTTGACAATTCGTCTTTATACATTAAATGCTTTCTGGCTTGTTTTCTTTTATTTGCATGATGCAAAATGTTTCTTTCAATTCTATGCATGATTATAAATTAAATAAGATTAATAATAATTTAGATGCAAAATTGACTAAATTTTCTACCAAAAAGAATGCAAATGATGATAGTAATAAAATCAGTAAGCAAGTGGCATAAAATTTAATGAAGGTAGCTAAAACCAATCTTGGATTCAAGCAACCATATTTTAAAAGTGATATATAATTTTTAATTGTTTTCATTGTTTAAATATTAAATTAATTTAGGTTTATAATCGGGCAGGTCGTAACCCTTCGTCCATGAATCCATTTTTTTAATAAATTTATCATGGTTTCTATTTTCAATTTTCCTTAATCTCTCAACCTCCTTAAGTTCTTCCTCCCGTTCTTTTTTTAACCTTTCTTCTTCCTCGAAGTGTTCTTTTATTGCTCTTTTGATTTCATCTTTATAAGCAACAATTTCAATACAAGTTTCGAGTAAATTCTCTAACCCTTGTACTTCGTGTTCAGACATGTCTTGCATGTCATTATTATCGATTGCTTCTAAACAATCATTTAAATCTCGTGCAGTATTTTCAAACCTGCAGTAACTCATATTTGCCATATTTATTGTTCAAATTTATTGTTAATTAAAACCTCCTTAATTTTTTTCATTTGTAGTTTAAGCAAATCCATTTTAAAGTACATTTCTTTTTGAACTGATTCCCAATTCTTAGTATTTTTAAAATCATGTCCTCTTAATGTTTCCCATAAAGATGCATGCCTTTCTTGAAGATAACTTAATTCATGTACTAAATAATCTCTATTTTCCACGGTCAAAAAGTTCTGCTCTTTTAACCATGTTAAATGCTCTTGTTGTTTTTGTATAGCTTCAGCTTGTGCCTTTGCTAGCTTTTCTTTTTTTTGTGATTCTGATATTTTCATATTTATTGTTTTTATAATTTTTCTCCGTTTATAAATTCTCTACGATATAAGTCGGCCCTGTAGTTTATTTCGTCGTTACTTACATGTATAAGTTGGTCATTTACCCAAACAAATAAAGATTTTTTATTTGGTGATATCATTGACCGAATTCCGTATTCTGAAAACCATTTTTGAGCAACCTTTTTTTTATCTATTTTATCTGTTTCCCATAAATGGTTAAACACTTTTATATCTAATTTATCTAATGTTTTCATATTTATTGTTTTTAATCATAGACAAATATATATATTTATTTCCAACTGACAAAACAAATATTATTTTTTTTTTATATACCTTTGCAAAAATCCAAAACCAGATACGGCCAAAAAAAAACCCCCTATTAAATTTATGTATTAAATTCACAGGGGGAATAAAAACAACTCACATAAATATTTTAATGTAGGGCGGACAGGACTGGAAAGTAAATCTGTTTATCCTGTCTTTCTTCCTTCTGGGAGACATCCGATACTCTTTCAATCGTTCCAACCCTTCTTCGGCTTCCAACCTTAAACCCTACATTATTTTTCTTTACTGACCATTGGTTTAAATTTAAATCCATCTTCTTGAATATTAATTTGAATTTCTGCACCATTTGGACAACACGGAATCTCCATGTCTAAGTCATAACAAGTTTTGTCGTGTGGATTCCAAATAAACAATCTACTTTGTGCCATGTTTATTAAATGCATAAAATCTTCGTTTGATAATGTATTATACAATTCACAAAGGGCTTCATGTCTTGTTTTGCCCTCAAACCTTATTTTGTCTATTACGTTTTTACTTTCTTTTGTTTTCATAATTTATATATTAATTTTTTTAATTTATCTAAATCTCCAACCATCAATATACTTTCGTTAATAAACAGATTCTTCTCTCTGTATTCAAGCAACGAAACTAATTCTTTCAATTCTTCTATTGTATGTTTTGTTTTCATATTAAATTCATATATATTATTTCTCTGTTTCTGCTATATTGTTTTATAGTCCAATCAACACTTCTATCAGTATTGAATTGCTTAAGGTAAACTTCTTGATTCCGTTCCTTTATCGCAAAAATATAAGTATTCTTATGCTTTTTGCTTTCTGTACTCATCTTCTAAATGTTTATGATAAACTTCTATTTTAGCTTCTAAAGATGCTATCTTGTCTTCGTATTCAGCATTTTTAGTTGTGGCATTATTTAATAATTGCCTAAGATGATTAATTTCTATTCTGTATAAATCTGCTTGTCCTGTCATTTATTTTTAATTATTATTTTATCTTGTAAAAAACTTATTGTGTCCATGATAAACATTTCTTTTTGTCTGTGATTATCCATTTCCTGTGGAACACATATCCAATAATTCGTTGTCTTTGGGGTTAAGAACTTTTTTATCATTTCCCCTATTTGTCTCATTGGTCTCATTACATTCTTAATTTTATTTGTTCATAAACTGAATTCGAAATATTTTCATATTCCTCAGCATCTAACTCATGCCCAAAGTCTTCAAATATTCTAGGCATTATCATTTGCTCTGACATGTAATCTATTATGCCATCAGCGAGTTCTATTATTTTTTCTCTTTGTTTCATCTGTTTTATTGTTTATTAATTCTATGTTTTTTTTCATTATCCAATCAAAATCAGAACTATGAAAATATCTGTTCTTGTCGTAATGTTCTATTGTTTTCTTAATTTGTTTTTTCATATTTTATTAATTATAAATTCTTGTTGATGTTTAGGTAAATCTAAACAAGAAACAACACTCTCGTTGCCATAACAATCTTTTATAGCTTCTTCTTTTATATTATATATTATAGGTGTTCCACAATTAAAACAAACTATTGTGTCGTTTGCTTTATCATAAAGAACATAATCTGTTTTATATAGTTTCATATTACAATATTAAACATTCCAACTGACATATCCAAATAAAAAATATATTATTTTACAAAATAACTTCCGTGTGGTACAGAACGGGTTAGTAAATATTGAATTGCATATCTGGAGGAATCGCACAAATGGTTGTGAGAATCGTGTGGAATTGAGCCAGATAGTTTCCATGAGTAATTATTAAATTCACGAATTAAATTTATACTACTACTATCAACAATCATTTGGTGGTCTTGCATTAAACTAATTCCTGTTAATATGCTACCTTTTCTTTTTATTGTTGGCACAACATTTAATCCTTTTGATTTTAATTCAGATATTAGTCTTGGCTCAGAATTATCACATACTATTAAATTCTTACCAGCGTATCGAATTGATAAATCGTATATTTGACTTGTTGTTAACCCTGTTTTATAAAAATGTTCCTTTAACCAAATAATTTTTCTAACTTTGTCAATCGCAACTTCAACTAGAGCTGAAGGGTCAACACTAAAACCAAAATCTAAACCATATATTGAATCTATTTCCGTATTGAATTTACCTATATTCCAATGAGTAAATATTACACCCTCTGCTCTTTTAAGCCAACCACCCATTATCTGATGCTGATATTTCTCTGGCCTTCTTATCTTCATGTCTTCGATTTGTTTTACAAAAGATTGTGATAAGTGTTTTAGATTGTCTAAGTATGTTGTGTGGATATATGTTATATTATTCTTACTTCCATTATAACCATCTGGAATACCTCTATTCTGAAAAAACCTTTGATATATCCAATTCTCTTTTGTAGTAGGGTTTAGAATTAATATACATCTATTAGTTACATTCTTTGCTCTGATACTAAAATCAATTTTATCAAAGCTTTCCTCATCAGTTAACTCCTCTGCTTCATCAAGTACAAATGTAGATACACCCTGTATAGATTTTAGTTTTGCCGTTTGGTCTCCACTACTTGTTCTTATACCACTAAAGTATATTGAACTGCCTGTTAAATTATTTATGATTTCTGTTTTAGTTATTGTGAATTGTTCGCCAATACCCATGAGCTCAATCTTTTCTATAAACTCTGGTATAATTGACATACCTGCTGAAGTCATTGTAAATCTAGTAAACAATATTCTATGTCCAGATTCGTATGTTAATAATACTAAAAATGTATTTACGGCAAAAGATTTCCCACTTCCACGTCCCCCTGTTATTACAAAGTATCTATCTTTTGAATTGAATAAGGTTTGGTATTTATTGTTTAGATTGAGGTTTTTCATCTACTTCGTTATGTTCAATATCAATAGTAGTATCTTTATCTAAGAAATTTATTACAGGAATATTCACTTCTGTTTTAACATCAAGTTCTTTGCTTTCTTTTGGTTTGCCATATTTATATTCCCAAAGCAATCTCATATGTGGAAAACTCTCTCTTGCAAGTTTGCCTAATTCAAGCCATGCTTTTTCTTCACTACCGAAAACCTTTTTCATGGATTGTAAAGCAAAGCTACTTATCTTTTTTTCTTGTGCTTTTGGTTTACGGCCTTGACCTCTTGATATACCTTTTACTGCACCATTATTTCTACGACCATCTTTTTTCTTTATTCCGTCCATAAACCTTTACTTACTAATTGTGCTATAATTGAATAGTTACCTAAGTCTTTAAAACTATCTAACAAAGATTCGTTATTTGCTTTTCTGTCTTTTAACATTAAGTTTTTCCATCTGCTTATTTTGTCATTCATTCTAAACCATAAACCTGTCAATGCAAATACCTTACCTTCTTTCTTTTCTAAGTTTGCACCCGTGCTGATATTACTGATGCCATAATCTAATTGCTTTTTACAAAACAATTCAAATTGTTCTAGCATAATAGATTCATAATTCTTATATAAATTTGGCGACTCTTTCTGTAATAGTTTTCTGTACTTGTTTTCCATTTTTAAGTTCATGTATTAATATTTCTAATCTTTGTATTTCTTTAAGCATATTGAACATCTCATGATGACTTATATGTATTCTACCATAATATTTGCCATTACTGACATAGCAACTATTAATAATAATAAATTGACATAAACTCTTTTTATAATTATCATAATATTCAATATCTTCTTTACGCTTCTGTTTTAACCGTAATTCTTTTTTTGTACTCATCGACTGCTTTTAATATACCCTTACAACATTCATAATGTTCTTCATTCTCATAATATTTCAATACGAAATATACATCTTTTAAATTTGATATGTTAGTTTCTAAACATAGCAAAGCATCATTATAACATTCTTTTTCGTCCAAGTATATATTGTCATTCATTACAAAGTGTCTTCTATTAAATAATCATTTAGGTCAAATTCATTTTTAATAAAAGTTTCGTACACTTTAATTGCTTGTTCTACTTTTTGTTCTCCTCTAAAATAAAAGTCTTGACTGATATTATATATACCCAATTCATTGGTAGGGCTTTTATCTATAACTACAAACCTATAATCTTTATATGACTTGCCAAATAAATTACAATATATGAAAGCTTGACTATCATAATTATACATATAAGCACTATGTTTAAATTTATGTATGTTGGCCGTACTTTTTAAATCAACCAAACAATCTCCAAGAATATCTGCTTTACCTCTGAAGGCATAATTATTTACATAATTTATTTGTGGCACTTCAAAGTTTGAATTTACAAGAAACTCAGATGCTTCTTTACAATTATAAAATCTATCTCTTAATTTTAAAGCATTATCTCTTTCTTTCATTGTAAAGACATCCCACCTCTCTTGTTTAGCTAATTTATATTCCTTATTGTTTTTTGTTGCGACATCTAAAAACAAACATTCATCAAATTTGTCTTTCTCTAATATTGAAGCATGAAATAAATAACCTTCTGATAATGCCGTAGATTCAGTTGGTAGCTCAAAGCTCAATAAATATTCTCTAGGAGACTTAAGTAGTTTAGATACAGAGCTACTTGATAAACAAGCTTTTGCAAGATAACCATAATAAAATTTATCTTCATTTGCTTTATCAATAAGTTCTTGTCTATCCCAAAACTCTCCGTCAAGTGTAGTTATAAAATCTTTCATATTAATTACAATCTATGTTATATTGTGTAGTTCTCAAAGATTCCCAGCAACCACCTACAACTTGATAAGTTATAATCTCGTTATAACCATCACGACAAATATAAATATATTTAACCCAACCATCACTATATTCAACTTGATAAGGGCCAACATAAGGGGGTGAAGGATAATGACTAAGGTCGCAATTATCTTCGCAACTAAATATAAGTATAGCCAAAAATAGCTTAAGAAATGTTTTCATTTGTTTTGTTTTTTCATTAAGGCAGAGAAGATAGAAGTGCAATCTTAAACTTTCTTCTCGACCTTTATGAACATTGTTAGAACAAATATAATAAATTATTTTATATATCTACTAAACCTCTTTCTCCACATCTCGTTTGCAACTGCATATCTTTGTTTGCTATCTGGGTACTCAGAAATCATTTTAGCATTGTTCATAAACCTTTGTAAAAAAGAATCTTTAGTTTCGTATTGTTTTGGTTTTATAAGTGGCATAATTAAAATTTACATTTACTACAATTCCATTTCCTACCTAGAGCATTTATGTAGGTAACAAAACCTACTTTGTCTGTATAATAAACCCATTTCTTGTCATGATAAACACCTGTAACCCAACATTCTTCTAATGGTATGTTTGTGTCATCAGAATTAAATTCATGCTCTACTTTTAGAACAAGAGATTTACCTGTATGCCAAGAATTGCAAAGTCTCTCTAACAATAATCTTTGCCCTGTAGGTATTGAATTAAATTTATATTTAACTTCAATCAAAATTAAAACTTCATTGTCAAACTCTAAGACAGCATCAATATCTGATGGGTGCATGTTTCCATTTTGTACACCTGTAAAATCAATAACTTGCTTTACTTTATTTCTGTTTCTAATTAAGCTGACTTTTTCTGTCATTAATTTTCTTTTAAGTATTCTATGTAAACTCTTTCTAATTTATTGTGTAACTCGTTTCTAAAACAACTACTACAATTTGTTGCTTGTTTATTTTCATGGAACACTCTATTATAAATAACTAATAATTTATCTTGTGTTTCTGCAGATATTACATTACTCTTAGCTTTGAAATATGTATCTAGATAATTAAATTCATCTTCATTTAAACATTCTGGTTTATTGTATGGAAATAAACGATTTAAAGTATCACGTCTTTTATCACATCCACAGTCCTCACCTAATATAAACTTAGCTACTTTGTCGATGCCAGTCTTTTTAAATACTTTCTCAACAGTATCTCCAAGACCTCTAGCTTTTGTATTTTCTGTATTCTTCTTTTGTGTTTTGTCTAATTTTTTCTTTCGCATTTGTTAAAGTATTAAATATTGAACTCAAACTTATCTTTGTCTCTTTGCTTAAATCTCTCATGCTCATGCCACTATCAAAATATAGTTTAGTTAGTTTTTTATCATACCAATACCAACTATCTATTGTTTTATCTATTTTGTCAAATAGCTCATCTAGTTTTATCTTTTTATTTAATTTATTACTATGTAATTCATAATCCTCAAAATAATTGTTATATATCTTATTAAATTTATTTTCATCCATTTCAGTAAACAGATATATTTTTTTTGTTTTTATACTTTTACCATACTTGGCAAAATTACTATAGTATAGATTTCGTAGTGTTATGTATATGTAAAAAGTATTCACTTCGGTTTCATTATACATAATCTTTTTTACGTCTTTTGTATAATCATAAATTCTTATGTACATTTCTTGTACAATCTCATTTGCTTCGTCATTTGTTAAACCAAAACTTTTTGCCATGTTAAACCAGTCTTGGTGTTTTTGTGATAGTATTTTAAGTATTTTACAATCCACAATCAAGTACGGCTTTAATTTGTTCATAAGAGTTACAAACAAAATATGAGCCTTTCCAATTAGATTTAAATTGTAATTCGTCTTTTGTAAGTTTCTGTTGTGATATAGACTTAGTACCATCTTTTATTTCTATTAAATAATTCTTGCCATTATAACCTATAATTATATCTGGTGCTCCTTTTCCTAGTTGATGAGTATGTAATATACTACATCCTATCTCTCTTAACTTAGAGACTATTTCTTTTTGGTTACTATCTACTCTTGCTTTAAGTCGCACCTGTATTTATCTATTTCAACAAAAGGGGTTTCATTGTTAAAATAATATCGGCTTGACTTCCTGTCGTATGTTATACCATGTATCTCTTGTGGATAACCTACAAGTTTTTGTTTCTTAATCTTTTGACTGCCAAATATAACTCTAGTATCAGAAAAATCTAATGCTCTATTTGGTCTCCAAATAAATAGACAATTATCACACTTATCAGCAAAAGTACCTCCACCTTTGATTCGGTTGACATCTGGTTTATAATATCTGTTGTTGTCATCTTTTTGAGGTGTAACTTGATGCGCAACCAAATGTACTGATATTTTATTTTCAACTGCAAATCTTTTTAGTTGACTCATAAATCTACTGATATATAAATCTTCTCTCTCTCCCATTTGCATACGATGTTGAACTGTATTATAAGGGTCTATTATCAAAGAACGAATACCTTTTGTCTTTACTAAAAACTTAGCTCTGTCAAAGATGTCATCTAATTTATAACTTTTTTTTGGATAAATTACAAAGAAGTGTTTTTTCATAAACTCAAGACCTTCTCTAAATTCTTTTTCATTCATGTAGTTTTTACTGTAAAAAGGGTCTGCGCTTTTGCCAATGTATGATTCTATTAAATCACTATAGAAATCATTTATAGGCATATTTTCTGGACTGAACACACCAAACTTCCAGCCATCATGAAATGCCTTTAGTAGAGATAGTTGGCCTAAAAACATACTCTTGCCTTCATTCTGATAACCCGTCCATATATTTACCTCTCCTATTCTCCAAGTCCAAGCATTGTCTATTAAACTGATATGTGTTGTACTACCTCTCTCTTGACCATTCCTGTAACTATCAATCATGCTATCATAAATATCATCAATAGTAAATATACCTTCTAGTTTTGGGTCATGAGCATCTCTTACTCTTTGCTTTAAAGATTCTATGCCTTCCTTAAGTAAAACTTCGTTTGCATCTTTATGAGGTTTTAAATTTACTATCTTACATTTTTCTGCACCAAATCTTCTTACTAATTCTTCTTCTAAATATCTACCATTGTCATCATTATCTGTTGCTATATAAACTCTTTCAGCCTGTTCAAATACTTCGTAACAATTAGATATACATTCTAGTTTTTTATCTAAGTTTTTATCTTTTATGTTTGGCGCACCCATGTTTACAGAAGTATGCCATGTAATACCAGCAACTTCCCAACTCAAAGAGTCCATTTCGCCTTCACAAATAATAATTAGTTTTTCATTTTTTACTCTATCATAATTGTATATGATTGGCAAACTATCTTTGCTTTGTGTAAATGTTTTTTTTGCAAGCCCTCTTGTTTTGTAATTAATTAGTTCATTGTCTTTAAAATATGGAAAAACAATACTTTGTCCATCTTTTGTGCTAATAATTTTATTTGCCTGTATAACTTCTTTTGTAATACCTCTTTTTTGTAGAAACTCTAAACCTATTTGATTTATTTTCTGTAGATTATTTTTTTTTGGTTTAGTATATTGTTTTATTGGCATATAATTATCCTTTGGTTTTACACAGCCCTTCCATCCACACTTATGGCAATTATAAAGACCTGTATCTAAGTTAATACTTAAACACAAATCTTTATAATGTTTTTTGCCTATTTTAAAACAATTAGGGCAAGTTACCTTTTGTTGTGTTTTATTACCCTTAGGATAAACACCAATGTTATTAAATTCTTGTTTCATTGTTTACACTATGTTTTATAATACACTATGTATTATATATATATTATATATTACACTATGTATTATAAGGAACTGACAAGTTTGACATCTGGGCTTACAAAAATCTTTCTTTCTTTACCACCATTGCCAACACTTTTAGTTACTCTTTTTATGTATTCTTTGTCTTCTAATTTGTTTAAAACCCTATACAAAGTTCTATCATTCATTTTAAGTGCACCACAAATAGATTTATTTGAAGCATAGCAAAAACCTTTTTTTCTTGATAGCCCTTCTATGTACGATAATACAACCGTTTCAGGTATTGTTAAATTAGTATTCATAAAATTTAAATTAATATTTAAGTATCTGTTATTCATAGTTTTATAAATCACAAACACTCAGCAAAAAACAACTAAATAATATGAAACCTATGAAAAATATGTGCTGAGTGCTTATGATTGTTTGTTTAGAATGGCAAGTCGGTTTCTATCTTGCTCTCTGTTTTCTGCTCTGGCACATACTCATCAATCCATACTGTGTGAGTTTTGCCATATTGGTCAACTTCTTTTTTCTTGCCAATGCTTAGCTTAAGAAACTTTCTACCATTGTATTCAATCCATGAATCTTTGGTCTTATCTTCTGCTATAGTAAAATTAATTAAATCGTAGTTCTTTACTTGTCTTCCAGAACCTACATACTTTTTTTCATTCATATTTAACTTGTTAATAATTTTTCAACTTCTTTACTTACTTTGTATTTTTGCCTTACATCAGACATTGTTATCTTGTTTGACTGTAAAGCCTTTTTTGCATTTTCAAAATACTTACCTGTTTTAGCTAACCACTCTTTATCAACATCTAATGTTTGAGTGGTTGTCTGTGTCCATTTAGAGCTTGTTTTAGAGCTCTTAGAGTGAGTATTTGTTGCATCTGCATCCTTTGTGTCGTCTATTAAAAATAAACCGTTTAAAGCATACTTTCTAGCATAACTGGACGATGCACCAAAACATTGTGCTATGTCCATTCCTTTTTTACTAGGGTCTATACCAGCTTGAGCATTTACACTTATAGAATCTGTACCATCACTAATTGTAACTGTAGCTACAACATATAAAGGCTCGTTGTTTACAAAATCAGATATTGTCAACAATAAACCTTCTTTTTTAAGTAAAGGTTTTACTGCTTCTAATATGTCTTCGCAACTTCTATAATTATAATTACCAAAGTTGTTCCTTTGATTTTTAGGTGCTTTCAAACTCGATTGAATAGCCACCAATTTACTTTGTAGATTTTTCATGGTGCTAATATATACAAAAAATGTCAGATGCAAAAAAAAAGGGCAACAATTTTATGTTACCCCTTTCAAACAATGAAAACAAAGAAATCAATGGATATTTTGTAACACCCTATTGAATTCATAAAGATATAAAAAAATACCTATTAAATTCATAAAGGACATAAATATTATTATCTACCCTGTCCTTTATATCTTTTTTTATAATTTTTACTATGCTTAACTTTACTTGATTTTGTTTTGGCGTGTATGCCTTTTCTTTTACGTGATTTAGATTTATATATAGCTACTTCGTTTCTTTTCCTAGCCATTACTCTTAAATATACTGGTAGCTTTTTCTGTAGTTCTGCCACCAAAGTAAGCTAAAACGCAAGCCATCATAACTTTCTCAAATGTATCATTCCATACTTCTCCTATGTGAAAAGGTATTGAATCAATAGAGTCCAATATACCAGCAAAGCTAAATACCACAATGCACCAAACAAGGATAAGAGGACGAACATTTTTGCTAAGCCAACTATCACTTGATGCATCAGCTTGCCATCTGTTTGTAACAGCTTCCATCTCTTTGTTTTGTTGTTCGTAAATAAGTTGTTGTAATTTAATTTTTTCTTCATTAGGTATCTTAGATTTAGTTATTTCTGCAATAGCTTCTTTAGGAGATGTTACTCCTTGTAATACGCTTCCTAATGTTGGATTTACTAGGCCTGCAGCTCCTAGTAACATTTTACCTACTGTTGTATCCTTGAATTTTTTTTTAGGCATTTGTTATATCTATATATTTAGTTTTACCGTCATGTCTTACGGCCTTAAGTATTTTATTTCTGTTCTTACTTTCACTTACATAACTTATATGTAACCAATCTGGATTTTCTTCGTTGCCAAACTCCCATATCATTTGGTCAAAATCAAGATGTTCTTTTATATAATAAAACATCTCGGCATTTGTTTTATAACCATATACATCATCTATATCTATTGCAGCTCCGTTTTTGCATGTATGTTGACTGCTCGTCTTAGAACCTATAGCAACACATAATTCTGGACTTCTATAAAAGCTTGTAATTTTTATTGGGCCACCTACCCATTCTCTAAGTGGTTCGAACAACCAATGAGCAAGTAATTTCATGTTACCTAATGCATTTCCGTTTGGTGTGTTGTCTATGCCTAATCTAAGTGCTGTAACACTTTTAGTTGCTTCTTTCTCGGATATATGTTCTGAAATCATAACTTATCAATTTGTTGAAACTCTACGAAATCTACTGCTATTTATAACTTCTTGTAGTTCTGATACAGGTACGTCTATAGATAATGATATACCACCATCCCATCTACCAACTAAATTTCTATCTCTATATATAAATATTACAGGAACTGATTTTATTTGATTTTTTATACTTGCTTTTTGTTCCTCAAGTAATGCGGTTACAATTTTAGCACCTTTTATTTTATTTAAATGCTTATAATCGTTCTTATAATTCCAAGAACTATTTATGTGTAAAACTGTGTACTCTTGCGTACTAGCGATTGCATATACAAATAACGCAATGAGGACAAATATTTGTTTCATTTTTGTATAATTTCATATAATTTTTCATCTATTTTATCTAGTTTTTCTGAGTTTTCTTTTACTTGTTCTGCTGTATTTTCTATAGTTTCCCTAATAAGCTGGTCTTTTAAATCATACTCTGTTCTTGTTAATTCTGGTTTAGGTAATTCTTTAGCAACATCTATTTCAGAATTTAAATCTGTGTACATCAAGGCAAGTGAAACTGCTCCAGCTATGACAATACCAATAGTTTTTAAATCTAAAGTTAGTTTTGTGTCTTCACCTATCTCACTTGGCTTTTTCATATTATTAGATTATTTTTCTTCTTTTATTTCTTCATAAGAGCCATCTTCTAAATTTATGTTTACTTTACCATAAATATCTTCAAGGCCTTTCATGATGTTTTGATTTTCTTCAACTAAGATGTCTTGTGCTTTTAGTAATTCTTGTTTTCTAATTACTAAAATACCTAAGTCGTTTCTAACAGCAGCAAACTTTTTTTGCATGTCAAGTATTTGATTTAATTCTTCTTCTTTAATTTTATTCATAATATTAGATTTATAATCAAATATAGTAAATTACCAGTCAGGACGCAAAACTACGTCAACTGGTTTTTCTAATACTGCAATTTGGTTAGATAAATTTTCTTTCATACTATCTACATCTAAACCAGCTTCAAGCCAACTAATA